ACCTGGCAACCAGACGTTTGCCCAGGACGCATCGGTGCTATTTGGGACGGACAACATTTCGGTCGTTACGAAAAACGGAAAAGACCAGCCAGTTCCGTATTACGGGTATGTAATGAAGGACGACGACGGACTCTCAGTGGTTACCGACAAGGACTGGCTTGAAATGCCCATTGACATGGACAATGAATTTGTCTATTTATTTTCGCAGCAAACCGACGTTAATGACGCGCGTCGGTATGCAGTCATTGGCAAGGAAATGGAAAAGGACGGCATATCCTATTATATGACGCACAAGTATGATAATTTCCAAGAGCTATAATGCCGGCTAATCTGTTATATAACTAACATATTAGCAATCATATTTATACTTCACGTTCGATGTATTCGCGAAGATACAGGTCCAAATTATCTGGGGTTATTTCGGCAGCCATGTACGTATTTGCATACTGACGAATTTCATCGGGAATGGGATTGCGCGTATAGAGTCCGACAAAGTTCTTGACATATTCATCGAGCTTTTCGCGGTCAGACTTATACTTATCGGCAGCTTCCTGCACGCCTCGTTTAAAGTTTTGTCTCGCGTGCTCTTTGCGGATCTGCTTGTCAATGATCCCGTGCTCCTTCTCTTTGATCATTCTCTCTTGTTCTGCAAGCTCTGCCTGGCGCTGTAGAATCTCCTCGGTGGGGTCATTGGGTACTTCCAGATACCATTTATGACGAGCTTCATTCGCGGTAACAATAATGTTGCAAATGTCGGGCTTCTTCAAATTTTCATATCGGTGTCGCTGTTCGGTTCCGGGCGCACCCTTAAATGTTACCATGAACTCATCAATGATCTTTTGATCGATAGGCGGGCTGGTTTCCACAAGACGATCAAATTCCTGACGTGTCAGTTTTAAAAAGCTTCCTGCATCCGAGCGTTCCGGAGGTGGCTTTGCAAGCTCGATGCGGATATTACGAGCATACTTGTCCCATGCAATGGACATCACGCGATGGGACTCATTGAGTTCCGAGATTTTCAGGTATTGTTGTATGGTGGTTAAAATACCAATGAAAATGTTCAGTGACCCGATTGCAAGTGGTGCCAATGCCCGAAAGTTGGTCGGCATACTTTCCTGTGCAAACGATGCAGTACCACTGATGGTCGACAGGATAATTGCTGGGATAGTGAACCATGCATGTGATCTGGAGTACTTGACATGAGAACGGGCATGAAGCCATTTGTAACACTGTGCAGCATCACACCATTCTACAAGGATTTCCTCGTTTTCAGGAGACCACTCCACTTTGATTTTGCTTTCGGTGGGCACGCTTGAACCTCCACCTACACTTTCTGCGTCTCCTTGTTTACCACTCATTACACTACAATCATAAAAAGAAACATTCATTTACACGAGTTTCTATGCGGTAATTCTATCAGCATCGTCGTCTGAGTCGGTAAATGTGATATCACTGGTAGGAGTATCCGGCTGTTTTACCGCTGCGGGTTCCAGAACAGTTTGTACGTTGACGATGATTTCCTTGGCCTCTTCCTTGGCCTCTTCCTTTTCCGTTGTTTCACTCTTGACATCGGCATTATCACTTGACTCCCCATACTTATCGCGGATTTCTTCAGAAAGCTCTTCCTCGCGTCCACGTACGTCATCGATGCTGAATGTGCAGTTGTCGTTTACGGAATTATTGACCTCGTCGCAAAACCCTCTCAGCTTTTGCTTGCAATAATCAAGATGCTTCTCATGGGATATTTGGAAAAATGCCAGATAGTCCATAAAAAGCTTAATCTTGTTCTGTAAAAACATGTTATCGAACTCCAATGTGTTAATCAGATTTGATATACAGTGCCCCACTTGGTGTTCCTTATAATAATTGGCAATCTCTTCGCGTTTCAACAAGTATCGGTTAAATAAGTCTCCGATAATTTCAAGAATAGTTTTCTGAATTGTGGTGATTTCGCTCATGTCATATTCACGAAAAGGCTCAAGATCCTTGTACAATGTATGTTCTCTAAATTTTCGCGTGGCAGAGTCGGGCATCCGTGCCTCGCGATAATATTTGATAACCATATTCAACAGCTTGTAATAGTCACAATATAGTCGGTTATTCACAAAGGATACACCTCTCTCGATGTTTTCCAGTTCGTATTGGAATGCCTTGTATTGGAAGTAGAATGAATCAACGCAGAACAAAAAAGTTGGGTCCGTTGTATGTTTGACCATTTCTGTGTAAGCCGTTTTAAGAGTCTGGAGGGTTCGGGCTGAAACGCCACGTAATTCTTTACACTCATCCATACTTATTCTTATGTGTATGAAGCTGTTTTTCAATTCTTCTCTATGATGTGCGTGTGCCTTATCAAAATCCATTGTACTATATAGGGATATATTCAATAATTCGAACAACAAACGGTGTACCAAATATAGTTGATAAACGGTATGAAGTTTCTGCACCCTTACAATATACATGGAAGCAGACCCAGTAGAAAACTTTACCAAGATCGTCAATGACATGATTGGCGATCTGAAACTGACATTTTCCGAATATTCGGACAAACTCGATATGGTAAGTGAGTTACTAAAGACTGATCAAGAAGACGTACATAAGTATGCCATGGGTGTCATCCCACCCCGTTTCTTTGACGTGCTTTACCAAAATGAAGACATGTTTACCGACGATGACATTGACACCATGTTCCTTCCTGATTTGGATTTTGCCTTGTTTTTCACAGCAAGCGGCGTGACTGAGAACACCAAGGGCGCTATATGGAAATATCTTCACATGATACTGTTTTCTCTGGTCGGCGATGTGAAAAATAAGTCCGAATTTGGCGACACAGCGGATCTGTTCAAGGGTATCGAGGAAAATGACCTGAATGACAAGATAAAGGAAGCCTTTGAAAACATGGGCAACCTCTTTGACAAGGTTGACGATGCCGCAGCGGACGAGCCCGATGCCGAGTCGTTGGCTGACGGTCAGGAACCTCCCAGGATGCCGGAAGGCATGCCCAACCTCGAGTCCATCCAAGAGCACCTGAAGTTTGTATTTGAGGGGAAGATCGGAAGCCTCGCCAAAGAGCTCACTGCTGAAATGAAAGAAGAATTGACTGAGCTCATTGGTGACGAGGGCGACGTCAAGTCGACCAAGGACATGTTCAAGAAGCTCATTCGCAATCCCAAAAAAATCAACGATCTTGTCAAGAAGCTCACCTCAAAGGTGGAAGAAAAGGTAAAAAGCGGCAACGTTAGCAAAGAAGAGCTTCTGGCCGAGGCAAAGGACATTATGGGGCGCATGAACGAGTTTGGCGGCAAGGAGAAGTTTGCGGACATGATGAAGGGCATGGCGAAGACCATGGGTGGAAAGGGAGCCAAGTTCAACATGGGCGCCTTTGAAAAGATGGCAAAGCAAGGCCAAGAGCGCGAGCGCCTGCTGAAGAAGATCGAAGAGCGCAAGAAGGCACGTGTGGTAGCAGAGAATAACAAAAAGAAGTTTACGATTGACGGCGAACAACAGCAAAAGAGCCGTCGCGAGGTTGACGAGACCTTACTTAATGAACTTCTCGAGGACGAGTCGTTGTCGCAGCCTGTTGTCGTCCCCTCGAAGCCGAAAAGCAAATCAAGCGGTAAGCCAAAGAGCAAGTCAGGAGGAAAGACAAAGAGCAAGAGCAAAAAATAGACGAATATAGTAAGTAGTCATGGGAATCCTCCAAGCCATCAACCTCCGTGTGTTTTTACTATCCTTTGTTGCGGGCCTGCTCATATTGTACTATGTCATGCCCCAAGAGGAGATGATCTATGTGTATCCCACCCCTGAAAATGTTGACCTAATACAATACAAGGACCGTGCCGACAATTGCTATGCAGTCCGAAAAGAAGAGGTAACCTGCCCCGGCGAAAGTGAAATATCGCATATTCCCGTCCAGTAAAATGCATACGTATAGTATATGCACTTTGCCAAATTTATCCATACTGAACCAGGAAGAGTTATGCTGTCGGCCATTTTGGGTCTCGGGCTTGCTACGATGTTTAGACGTACGTGCAACAAGAAGAACTGTCTGGTGTTTTCCGGCCCGGTGATCCAAGAGTTTACGGACCGCGTGTACAAGTACGACGGAAAGTGCTACAAATATGCCGTAGAAGAGTCGCAGTGCATGCCGCATAAAAGAACCTTGCCAATTGCACAATAACTTATTCGTTGCAAATGTAACAAATAAGTATCGATGTGTTGTATACTGTATGAACAACGTCACGCGCATTGGTGATTTGCCAACGGGCGACCATCCGTCGAATTTAACAAACACGATGGTAAAGGAGCAGGCCACGAATTACACCCCCATTAATGTTCATCCCAACCCTTACGGGATTTCTGACCAGAATCCATTGCCGCCACAAGAACAAGATCAACCTAATTTTAACCAAATGGTTGCAAAGCAACCTCTTCCATCGCGCGACATCCCCATGGATACAACGGCGGTTACCCAAGACGAGGCGGTGCAACCCGATTATATCCCATCGCCTCCACTGACCCGTGATTTCATCGCTGACTATGCAGCCGAAGATGCAAGGATCCAGAAGGCCGAGGAGAAGGACAAGGGGAAGTTATTTGACGCGGTTGTGAGCGAGCTTCAACAGGCCATGTTTGTGGCGGTGCTGTTTTTCCTGTTCCAAACGGCGTTAATTCGACGACTTATGTGGAACCATCTTACATGGTTACCCATACTGAACTCTGACGGTAATCTCAACATGTATGGCGTGATGCTCAAGAGCGCCGTATTCGGTTTGTTTTTCTATTCCAGTCAAAAATTTGTTGAGTTCTTAACCAGCATTTAGTCAATCTACTTGCGATTTTTGCGCGTACCGCCTTTTTTAGAACGCGATACACGCGGAGCACTCGGGTCGTACTTGAGGAACCATGACATGTACTCCCGCGACTTTTTGTTCTTTATCGTGGTATGCATTTTGCTTCTGGTAACCATCATATCACGTAATGTGGGTTGTTTACCGACGCAGGGCAGTGAGTATCGTCGCATAATAGGCTTGTTGGATACATAACGGTTGCGGTGAAGCTCATGCAACTGTTGTGACAGACACATAAGTCGATTCGTGTTGTAATCATTTCCGCTCACATATACAAAAGCAAGGTAAAATGCCAGTATGGTATCAATGGTGGCAACCCGAACAGAAAAGGAATTAATCTTGATAATATTGTAATTATGACACGCAATTGGCTTATACAAATATAGTCGCACACTGCCGTTCACGGACAAGATATAGTGTTCGGGGATTAGCTCCGCCGCTTCTTTTCGATGGTCCACCGTTAATGTCAGATTGCGGCCCACCAGGGCCGCCTTCACAATGTCCAATACCCGGCTCGGTTCGTTGACAATAACGTCAAAACTGGGGGTTGAGCCCACACGCCCATTTTTCAGAAACATGCCGGCAGCAAACGCACCGAAAAACACACCACCTTGTTGATTGACAATATTAAAAATAGTTTGTTGAATGTTTTCTGCATCACCCGTGATTTTTGACGGAGGCAGTGCGGTACAGACATGGCCGCGTATCGGATAATAACGATCCAGGAGTTCCAACCGTTTCGCAATTTTTTCCCATCGCGACACGTCTCCAAGAGGCCGAGACAATTCTAAATGCATGCTCATTCGTAAAAAGTCAGGAGGCGTATAATGGATATTTTTGATGACCATTGCTTCCTTTTGCAGTTTCTTGAATAGTTGCGTGGGTATCTGTGTGATATCTGCGACGGGTACAAAATCCGCAAACACCTTGTAGGTGCCATGGTGGACGCCTGACTTTGCTTCGATATTCGCGTACCCCTTTTTGTAGAAGATGTCCGCAAGTTCAATTGCGTCGTCCAACGCGTTCATCGAATAAAAGTCATAGTCAGGTACGTCTTTTACCGGGTCATAAAAACGCTCGTCCGGAGGCAGGATATCGTTGATGGCCGAACCTCCGTAACACACCAGACGCTTGCGCCGAATAAATTCCCGAGTTATATTTAACATACTTATTACGTTATTGTCTCCGGCAATCGCCTTTTTCTGGATGTCGGAAAGTTTTTCCGCGCGATCCCGAACGATGGCCAATTGACAATCATGGAAATTTACTGCAGTATTGCATGTTTCTGGTGTAGTCATTCTTATACTAACCGTATATATTTTCATTCATGCGTTATGAATAAAAACTAAATTACTCCGTTGCTCGCCTGGCATAGGCTAATGCGTTCTCAAGAGGCACGATGGCAGAGTTATGATGATTGAAAAACTCGTCATATAGATGGAGGTTACGGGATTTGAAATGCATGCGATAGCACGGTACCTGGATACACTGGGATTTCACCAGTGAATATATGAGAGGCGCGCCAATATCGCTGTTTGCATAAAATTCCGGAACGCCGATCACAAGCCCGTTGCGGTTCGTGATGGCCCCGTTGTTGTTGAAGTCGGCGCTGAATTGGGGCTCGTCAAGGAGATCAACGAACCGCTTTTTACGGCACATCTCCTTTGTTCCTGACTCCAAGTTCATCAGCTTGCCAAGATCGTAGCATTTATCAGTGGCGTTGCACTGCGTGCGCGTTTTGAAAGACGGGTCATAGGTATTATCGACAATAAGGACCACCTTGCGCTTGAGATCATGGAGTGGCGTTACAGAAGGATCTATACGACCCTTGTAGAGTCGGTCGCCAACAATGTGGCTTACACTTTTTGCAATGGCGCCATATGCATTGTAATCCTGGTCATTGACCTTGATGCGCAGGTGCAAAAACAACGGATCAGACGGATTGGGCGTGCTATTTACAAACCCGTAGCTCATTGCGGTCTCAAGTGCAGACTCGATGGGAATATGGTTTCGTGTTTCGGTAAGCTCGTAGTTCTTGTCCGTGGTGCGTCCTACTACAATCTGACCATCGCGCACCATCACTTCAAAATCCAGAAATCGGCAGCCGCGACCAATTACATACTTGATGGCGTCTTTGCTGACAAAATCGTTATCGTCAATCGCGCTATTGTAACTACTTTTAATCATGTAATTCTGAAGGGGGAGGTACGAATTGCCTTTATAGCTACTGATGCTGACGCCGCGGTCAAAGATATGTGCTGGATCAAATGCCTCTTTCTGTGGCATCCAGTAAACAATAACCGCAGCCAGGATGAAGGCAATCAAGAATAATACTTTTATGTTTAAGGATGGCATCATTATATAGAGTATAGTATATACGTATATAATAATGGCAGGAGGTCTTCTCAATTTAAAAGCAGTAGGCGCTAACAATGTGATATTAAACGGTAACCCCACAAAGACCTTCTTTAAGGTCACCTACGCTAAATATACCAATTTTGGACTTCAAAAATTTCGCATTGATTACGACGGTCTGCGCGAGCTGCGACCGACGGAGGATTCCGTGTTTAATTTCCGCATTCCCCGTTATGCCGAATTGTTGATGGATACCTATGTTGTTGTTACGCTACCTGATATTTGGAGCCCCATCTATCACCCGTCCATTCATACCAACAATCGATGGGTCCCCTACGAATTTCGTTGGATTCGGGAAATTGGCGTTCGGATGATTAAGGATGTGGTGTTGAGCTGCGGGTCCACTGTAATACAGAGATACACCGGGGATTACCTTGCAGGCGTAGTGGATCGCGATTTCTCCACCGAAAAGAAGGCACTCTTTGACAGTATGACCGGAAATGTGCCCGAACTACATGACCCGGGAAATGTCGATGGTCGGGTCAATACGTACCCTTCGGCATTTTACACGGAATCTGCAACGGGCGCAGAGCCGTCCATTCGCGGACGCAATCTTTACATTCCCATCAATTCGTGGTTTACACTGGATCAGCGTCGGGCATTCCCGCTCATTGCGCTCCAGTACAATACATTGAATATTTCGGTAACACTTCGCCCAATTCAGGACCTTTTTCAGGTACGCGATGTGTTTGACAGTCAGTACAACTATCCGTACATCCGCCCTGATTTCAACGAAGCGCGGTTCCAGATGTACCGATTTCTCCAGACACCACCCAGTGTGCTTGGAGATGCAAGCTACTATGAAAACAGAGTGAATACGTGGAACGCCGACGTTCATTTGATGGCAACATACTGCTTTCTATCACCCGAAGAAGCCACCAAGTTTGCGCGCGAGGATCATGTATACCTCGTCAAGGATGTATATGAACACAAGTTCGAAAACGTCACCGGGACAAAGAAATTAAAGTTGATGTCCTCTGGCATGGTTTCAAACTGGATGTGGTTCTTGCAGCGCAACGACGTAAATATGCGCAATGAATGGAGTAACTATACCAACTGGCCATATCGACGTATGCCGGAAACGGTACAATTGGCACCGACAACTATTAACAGTCTAATACCCGCAAATACTATCCCACAGGAATATGGTCCAGCAATCGATCCCCAAGATGGCCGAAACACGGGTCTCTATATCACAGGTAACTTTAAAACCGTGAACCGCAAGCACATACTGGAAACCATGGGGATCTTGATGAACGGGGACTATCGCGAAAACATTCTGACCCGCGGTGTATTCGACTACATCGAAAAGTACACGCGCACCCAGGGGTTCGCCAAAGAAGGTCTCTACTGCTACAACTTTGCCCTCAATTCCGATACACGCGAGTACCAGCCATCAGGCGCGATCAATATGAGCAAGTTTAAGAACATTGAACTTGAAATCACTACCCACATACCCGACATTGATTTAGAAAACGCCAACTTCGATGTCATTTGCAATGCGGATGGACAGCCCATCGGTGTTCGCAAACTGAACTACCAACTGTTCGATTACGCATACAACTTTGTCTTGTACGAAGAGCGATACAATGTGCTTTCGTTCATTGGTGGCAACTGTGGCCTTATGTACGCTCGCTAAGCTGTGCGTATGGTAATGGTTTTTTACCTCATTCATAGTATATACTATGAACGAAACATCTTGGAAGACCGACAATCAAAACACCGTCGTCGAGGACTTTTCCGTCAAGGACATGATGGACAAGCTCCGCAGTCTGAAAACAAAGAAACGATACGAAAACTTTATGAACATACCGCCCGTCAAAAACATACATGACGAAAAGGCGAAAGAAGGATTCGATAATGGGTTTCTCAATGGAACGTTTGGACTCGACGACAGCGATTACGATGGTCATGATAATGTAAAGGACGAGGGTACCGACGTCAATAAACCAGGACCGTTCTCGAAGGCAACTGACGCGATTGCAAATGCACTCAAGTATATATTGGACCTCATTCCGCACTTGATTTACATGTTGGCGATACTGATATACCTTATTTTCAGCGGCGGAGAGACCATCAATACGGACAGCTATGGTCCCGAAGACCTCCGCAAAGGCATGACCGAGGAGCAAGCACATGACGTCGACATTATCTATAACTACATTTGCTGGATCTTCTCTGTGCTGTTCGCCATTCCAATCACCTATGGAATGTACTTTTTCTCGTTCTACAAGGAGACTGTGACTGAAGATAAAAACGCACCCAAAGAAGCATATGACATAAACCCGCCTTCAGGGACGCAACCAAAGTTCAATTCGCCTGGCAGTACTTGGCTGCCTCTGCTATTTGGATTTGATCACAAGAAGACCATGGATATGTATTGTAGTTACGGAAATGACACCAGCGGAAAAATGTCCGGTATGATGTTCTTGCTGGTTCCACTTTTTATCTTGTTCGAGCCGTCTATCCGTGCGCTTGATATTGTGAATATGCTGGTCATGCGAAAAATCCCGCAGGGAATTGATGGCTTGCGCAACATGTTGTCAAAATATGGCATTAACATTTCGTACACATTCATCTTTTTTGCCATGGCCGCGCTGTTTAGTCAGGCACTCTACTACGGAAGCGGATACCTCCGCACTGCAATTCCCAACATGTTGAAATTCAAACTGGATTCAAACGGCGCTACGCCATACCCGCTTATGTTAATTATTGCGTTCGTGACAATATTCCCATTTTTATCCACTTTCTTTGACCTCGGAAAGTTGGCGGGACAAGGTACGCCACAGATGCCATTGGGAATGCCTGGGTCAGGACAGGACGAGGAGAAAACGGGTTGCGACGCATCGCCGTTTGGCAATGGTCTTTACATACCATACTGGCAGCTCGGGAAAACATGGCCGCCTATTGACATTGCCATGAACATATTCATCATGGTCTTCAATATCCTGCGATTCATGGGCGGGTATTTGCTGACAACAGCCATCACACCCATCTTTGTCGGCATTTACATCCTGTTTTATCTGGTACTTTACCCGATCACTTCCTTCGGAACCAACTTGTCCCAAGTAATGAAGAATATTGATATTACCAAGATCGCGGATGGAGCGTCATTCAATTCGTTTTTCACCACATTTGCTGGAAGAGATGTCGATATTCCCGAGGAGGAGATCAAAAAGGTAGTGGACGAGACCGATCCTGTGGGTATCCTGGGATGGGTGTCCAAGATGACCAAGCTCATGTCTCGGCTCTCGACCCTCATTTTTATGCCCGTGTTCACAATCCTGATGATCTCTCTTGTCAGCTCTGCCGCAATGGACTTTTCGGGGGCCAAGAATAACACGATACGTGCGCTATCGGTGCCCATGTTTTCCGCACTGACACTATTGCTTGTTGTGTGGTACATACATAGCCTTATGACTTCAGGCCAAACATCAGCGAGGACTCTCCTGGAAACATACCTTAACCTGAAACCAGCACAGGGCGTTGACATGAAAGAGCTTGTGAAAAAGATGGAGTTGCTGATTAATAAGCACGGGAGCGATACGAACAACCGCTGGTCGGAGATATTGGACGACTTTAAAAAATATTTCGACGGGGAGTACAAAACACAGCACCCCACCGGCGACTGGGCCAAGTACGGTGCGGCCGAGCCAGACAAGAAAAAACCCGCCGGTGGGACAGGCGGAATCAAATTGGCTGAATTTAAACAGGCGGTATACCGTTATTTAACGCATAGTGCTCGTTCATTTTCACCGATTCATGCAATGATGCGAGGCGAATGCAATGTTCGCGAAATGTTCAGCATGGATCCAAACTATGGGAACTGCGCCCAAGACGATGTTGAACCGGACGCTAATAAATCATCCGAAGCCAAATAAGTCTGAATCATACCCATAATGTATATTGCTCGTTAAATAGCATAGAATAATGTCCTCTGCTATTTCATATGCCAGCCAAAAAATATCACCCGTTTGTTTCGGTGTGTACACCCACATTTAACCGCCGGCCATTTATTGAAAACGCCATCAAATGCTATAAGAGCCAAGACTATCCCACGAACCGCATGGAATGGGTCGTTATTGATGATGGTACAGACTGTGTGCGTGATCTCTTTGATAATGCTGGAATTGTGAACTTGAAGTACTTTTATGTAAAGAAGATGCATCTTGGCGCCAAGCGCAACTTTATGCACACCAAAGCCAAGGGTAGTATTATCGTGTACATGGACGACGATGACTACTATCCACCTGACCGCGTTTCTCATGCCGTGGAAACCTTGACAAACAATCCAGATGCACTTTGTGCCGGGTCAAGTGAAATTTACATTTACTTCAAGGGGCTTAAGCGCATGGTTCAATTTGGTCCATATGGACCCAACCATTCCACTGCGGGCACATTTGCCTTTCGTAAACGCCTTTTAGACCAAACCCAGTATGACGACAAGGCTGCAATTGCAGAAGAACGAGCGTTTTTGAAGGAGTATACAATTCCCTTTGTTCAGCTTGATCCCATGAAGACCATTCTGGTTTTCTCACATGAACACAACACGTTTGATAAACGTGAATTACTCAAGAATCCTCATCCCAAACTTGTCAAAGACTCCACCAAGAAGGTGGAAGATTTCATCAAAAAGCCATCTGAATCATCCATCATCAAGTTTTTCATGGAGGACATCGATGGGCTTCTTGAAAACTATGAACCCGGGCGTCCTATCAACAAACCCGAGGTAATCAAACAAACCGCGGAGATTAAAAAAAAGAGGGCGGAGATGGAGGAGAAGTTGAAGGAGGATTTCAAGAACGAGGCCATCGGTATCACTCTCGATTATAAAGGCGTCAAAGGAAAAGACCTGACACGCATCGAAGTATTGGACGTTATCAAGACACTTAGTGCTGATGTTCGCAGACTTACCGATCAAGTAAAGGAGAATCCTGTGCTTGTCCGTAAAGATGCCAATGGAAACGACGTGAATATTACAAGTGTTCAGCTCCTTGATGGATTGCGTGCAAACGAAAACCGACTCAAGTCAGTAGTAGACAAATACAATGGATTGGTTAGTGTAAAACAATCAATCGAGAAGGAAAAAGAGACACTCGAGAAGGAAAAAGAGACACTCGAGTCAAGACTCAATAAAGCTACCTCGACGCAAGCGGAGATGCAGTCAAGCCTTGATAAAATGAAGGATGTGATTACTTCTCTTGGAATTGAAAAACGCCAATTGCAAGAAAAATGCAAAGGTTTGGAACAACAATTGCAAAAGAACCCGTCGGCAATGACCCCCTCGATTCGCATTATTGCGGATCCTGAAGGGTAGGGTCGACGGTAATTGATTTGTCCAGATAGCGATATATCCGTTTTATGTCCAAACGAGATATATCATACCCATCAATGAGACACTCCAGCTCATATATATTTTCAGACGTATTCATGTCACGGTGACTATATCGAAATTCCTGAAAGAAGCACAACACGTCCTTTTTATCGAGTCCGAGTTTCTGACACAGTCCCGATATGAAATTATGGTTGCTGTATTCAGACGAGTACTTTGTCAAGACCTTTGTGAATCGCATCTCCGGACTCACAATACAGTTCCTAAGAATGGGGTCAGTGTGATATATGTGGTTATTCGTCATGAGCTTTATGATGTAGCTCATCTCATTAAACTGCCAAATCTGGTACTGGAAGGTGACACGGTCAATGTAATCCGCGAAACATATATTATTCAAAATCTTCTTGTATACCCCGATATGACGGTAGTCCTTGCGAAAATGGTCTACAACATTTTCATGCCACAAGAGTGACACGGTAGTGCGTTCTGTTTCGTTCATGATATCAGCGTACTTGTTAAACGGCACAGGTTTGCAGAATAGCTGGCGCGTGATGTTCTTGACGTCGTTATTATGGTTCTTGGTTTGGAAGATTTTGACAAATGCATTCTCATCGACAACCTCCTTGTTTTTTGCGTAGAGATCCGCAAGAAAGTACATCTTGCGGAGGTCCCCTTGTATGTACCTGAGCGCGACCTCCGTCATGGGTTTGCTAAATTTCTTAAATTCGGGCAGCACCATTTTCAGGCATTTCGTAATTTGTGCGTTGGTGGGGGCGCGGATTTCGTATACATTGCACACCTTCATCAGCTCCTTTGTTTTCTTGTCCGCGGACATGTTGCCGATGCATATGATGGGAATATTGCTCTTATGCTCGCTGCGCTGCTTTTTGGTCTTTTTCTGTCGGATCAGTTTAATAAGGGAGGTTATACCTCCCTTGTCCCCGCCGTTCATCCCGTCAATCTCGTCCATGATAATCGCCAATCGCCGTTTTTTGCGTTTCATCATATCAAGAACGTTGACGTTGGCCAGGTGCTGGCTGGTCAGTGATTCAATGAGATTCTTGTTTCGGACGTCACTCGCGTTGTACTTGATAATGTCATAGTCTATTTCCTTAAGCAGTCGCTCGACAAAAAATGTCTTCCCTGAGCCCGGTTCGCCATGAACGTAGATCCCCTTTTTCTCCAATGAAGTGTCTTTGTAGTTTTCAAAATCGAGAATCTGGTGCTTTATGTTTTCATCGATGGTGGTGCGGTTCAAAAGTTCATGAAAGGAGGGTTTATTTTCGCGCATTACTCTTGATACGCGGTCTCCTTTATGCATATTTGTTTATTTGTAGTGAACAAATATGCGCTTTCTATCGTCCAAACGCACTGAAATCAGCAGTGATGGGCACATACACATTGGTACTCTTTTGAGGCATGGCTCCGAACCGGTTATCCACGCCCATATTTACCTGAGGACCATTGGTGTTGTAAATGGTTCTCTGTGTGGGAATCTGCGAGGGATTCTGGGTGGCAATCGCGGCAGGGGGAGCATAGGACGCGGATCCCAGCCCCTTGATGCCTGAATACAGATCGGTGATTACCGTTTTCACGCCGCCGTATACGTCACCGATTACGCTTCCGGTAGCCTGTGCTCCTTTCTTTCCGGCACCATATACGTCTTCCACTACTTCGGTACCGGCCTCAACCCCAGTCTGGAGACCCTTCTTTCCGGCACCGTACACATCCTTTGCGACATTGGATCCGACTTCAACCCCGGTTTGGAGCCCCTTCTTTCCGGCACCATACACGTCCTTTGCAACTTGGGCACCCGCCTCTCCAACCTTGCGAATGCTGGGACCAATCGTTTTATCGATCACGTTTCCAGCTTCATCGAAGGTTTTGATAACGAGGTTCCCTGCGGTATCCACGGTTTTGACGACCACATTTCCAGCGGCATCAATCGATCGCTCAATGATGTTCCCGTCTTTCTTTGCCTCATTGGTAATTTTTGTCTCCGGGTCCGTTTCGGTTACGTCAGAACCGTTCTCGGCTTTGGTACCAGACCCTCCCTTTCCACCGCAGTCAGTACACACCCCGGTACAACCTGCGCAGCTGGGACACTGTGGGCATACGGGAGGCACAATCTGGGTTTTCAGGATGAAATCGTCGCTGGGTGCACCCGGCACCTCAAACATCTTGTCAATGTTCTGGATCATCTTGTCTCCCATGTGGCTCATGATTCGGTCCTGGAGTTTCTCCTCCGGACTTCTTGTGTCTACCTCACCGCACTTCTTTTCTTCCTTAGGAATCGTGTAAGAATGGGTTGCGGTAGCGACAAGCTTGTTGTTCACGAGCTGCACCACTGCAATCGTCACTTCATTACTCATGGAAGCGTAGACAATAAGGGAGTTATTAAATAGGCGGTACCAGTATTTTTCTCCATTGGCCTTGAGTGGCTCCTCTGACTTGATGTCATTTCCACTGGGCGCTACTATGCGGATGTTGTTCTCCTCAATGACAATCACATTTCCAAACTCCGGATCGAATAAAGTAGTTGGGTTTACAATATTCAGTTTCTTGGTGGCACTGTATTCATTGGCAATCTTGGTAGCACCGGGTTCTCCGGCCATTGCGCTGGTTTGCGTACTGGTAATGTCAATCTCTTGATTAAATTCCTGGACACCTGCGCGCACTGATTCAGGGCATTCGCAGCATTCCGTCGCTCCGTTCACCACCATGCCATACCCGGAAGGACAGCTGGTGGCAATCGTATCGCACTTGGCGGCGGCGCCGGTATGCGTACAGGCGTCTTTATCCACAACCGCGGTAAAAGAGAAGGATGAACGAAGAGTGATGACCGCGTCCTTCACCGTAAGCACAGTGAGAGTGGTGTTCTTCTTGTTGGCCACATAGATTACGACCACCTCATCGTCCCTTTCTTTGATTTCTTCTTTGATTTCTTCTTTGATTTCTTCGCCGTTCCCGTTCTCCATACCTTCGTACAGAGCAAAGGTCTCGGTAATCTCTGCATTCACGATTCCACTTTGAGGTTGTGCTTCGGGGGCCTTGGTATCGGGAGCAGGTGCTTCTTCCTCGGCAACGGGTTCCTCGGCAACGGGTTCCTCCGCAACGGGTTCTTCAGTAGGCGTTGCGGTGTCCTCTTCCGCGACAGGGTCTTCCTCCGCAACGGGTTCGTCCTTGGGGACCAATTGAGGACAAGTGGCACCCTTGTTCTCCGATGCGCGGTAGGTGTAGGTCGCCGGGACATCTTTGCTCATCATATATGTCATGCGAGCGACACTTGAGTTAAGGGTCTTCTTTTCGCCATTTCTGGTCATAATCTTGATTCCGTCTGGCTGAACATCGATCAAAGTACCGTTCGCTTGATCGTAATAAATGTTCTCGTAAATGTTCATTACGGGGACGGTTCCATTGTAGTAATCGGGCAGCATTTTTTCGTTGCCCACAAATCCCTCAATTGATGTAGCACGTGGCATTATCATAAAATATATCACGATAGCCGCGAGTACCGCAATGAGCAACAGCACCCATGGTGACATTTCGTATAACCACTTCATATGTATACTATAATCTCACAAAAAAACATGCTTATGGAAAAGGGTTGAACATAACATTGTACTATATCTAAAATGACACTAACCGACTTCTATGACGACAAATACAAGTATGAAATATGTGTAGACGAGGTAGGCAGGGGGTGCATGTTTGGCGACGCAGTCGTTTCTTGCGTGGTGCTGCCTAAACCATGCACATTTCCCCGTGAAAACATCAAGGATAGTAAAAAGTTTTCCTCCAAGAAAAAGCTATTTGCCGAAGCGGAAAATATCAAACAACATGTGAGCTACTACCACAGTGCCAGTATATCTCCTGAGGTTATCGATCAGAAAAATATTTTACAAGCAGTGATGGACGGTATGCACCAGTGTATCGATGCCGCGTTAAGACACATACAGAGCATGGAACCGGATGTATCATATAGAGATGTCCTTGCAGTTATCGATGGCAACTACTTCAGGCAGTTTGTATTTCAGGGAAACTTCCTGCCTTCCGTCACGGTAAAGCAAGGGGACGCAAAGTATGTGGGAATTGCCGCCGCGAGTATCCTCGCAAAAACCGTCCGCGACAACGCCATTTATCGTCTGTGCGAACAACATCCCTATCTCGACACCCAGTATAACATCGCTAAAAATGTGGGGTATGGAACCAAGGCACACCTTGCGGGCATTGCACAGTTTGGCATCACCAAATACCATCGCCGAACGTTTGGCGTGTGTCGTTCTGCACCGCTTACAGGGGATATAGAGGAATCTGTTCCCGGGGAATTGTCATGAGCTTTGCGGTAGAGTCATTTGTGCTGTAGCTCATGTAAATCTCATCGTCTTTCATTTGAAAGCCGAGACAGTACTCAATCGGTGTCTTCTCAAATGTGAAGAAGTCGCTCATACGAACAACATGCGTCATGTTTCGATCAAAACAGACAATTGCATGGTAATAATACCGACGGTCGGCACAGTGAACCCGATGACACAGGAACCACATTTCGTCGTCTACAACAATTCCATTTGTCGAACCACGTAGACCTTCAAAAACTTTCGGCGACGCAATGCGCATATCCTCCATGAATCGGTAGTTGCCCACTTTGAGGGATGTTTCTCGATGTCCGACAACTACATTAGGATACCACTCATAAACGGTACCCAGTTGTCCGTTTTCATGTGAGAATAAAACCCAATTTTTTTCAACCGGCCTTTCTGTACCATGGGTGTACGGAGAACCCGTAAAACAAGGTGCATCAAGCGTGTATTCGAGAGTCCCACAGACTACACCGATTTGATTGTATCCGTATCCCCGATTTCCTGTATAATAAATCTCATTGCCGTGCTCATGAATTCGTATATCTTCGATTCCGACATACACCTCATTATCGTCACGCATGTCATAGCCGGTCATAATTGGTATGCCTTTCCCCTCGAGCGTAAGAGGGTACCAATAGTTGATCGTTCGTATTGGGAGGTCATAAATATACGAACCGTCTGGCGGGATTCTATAGTTCACTGCTCGCACGATAACAATCATGGTTTTGTCCCGTATGAGAAATGTGGGGGTGCTCGGAACAAACCCATCCATGCATTGCTCGGGGCGCAACAAATATCGTATATTTACGTTCGGTTCTCCGCGTAGCGTTTTGGCATAGAAACGAAGATTACTCCATACATTGGTTTGTATAGTGTTGGGTAAACCAGTATTCAGTAGTTTCCGATATATTTCAGAAGTAGACACAGGAGAACCAACGTAGTATGCAAAAATGGAATATTCATAGTCAAGTGCCCACTCATAAACATGTGGTTCAAGAAATAGGTGCGTATGCGTGGATATATCGATGGCATTTAGCTGACGTTTTGCAAACATGTACATTGCAAGTGCTGTTTCGTGAGCAGAAGTTAGTCGGTAATATCCGATAAGCTTATAGAGGTTTTCGATACGCGATGAGATGATACTGCTGCATTTCAGCCAATAACCGCATGCCGTTTCCGGTTCTCCTTTCTCCATGTAACAATTGCCCAAACGATACGTACTGTACCATACTTCCTCATCCCAACCTTTCATCCCAGCACGCTTTTTGTACCATGTAATCGCGTCATCCATATCTCCCGCATCACAGTAGCTGTTTGCCAGGTAAAACACGGTGCGAGTATTGTTGGGCGCGTCCATGTATTCCTCTGTGAGGAGGCGAATATCACGCCGGAATTTATCCTCTTTCGACCCTCCGTCTCCCACGTCTTCAATGTACATATCGAGCTTGGTCATGGAACGTTCTGTGGGCGTCTTTGCAAAATCCATATATTCATGCGTAGCTCCGACATAACTACATACAACGGCTGTTCTTACAAACCGAACATTACGATATGACAAATGATCAGACCCCTGCAGCATGTATACAGAATCAGCCCCGTCAAACAAATACCATGGCATAGGGACAGAGCAATGAAACACCATATCTGCGTCCATAAGCATGATATAATCACAATCGTGCTGTGTTGCCATGATGCGGGCGCGTTGCAATGCCTCATTGCGCGTTTTTGCAAAGTTTATAAAGGCGGTGTATTCAACGGTCCCGGGTATGTTATGTTTGACGAAGAAATCTTCAATCTGTTGGGGCGTTGTGTCGGTACTGCCCGTATCCATGATTAAAAAACATTGTATGTAAGGCACAACCGATTGGAGCGCGCGTATAATCACGCATGCCTCATTGCGTACAATCATATTTAAGCATATACCCGTCATTACAACCCATGACCCAAACCATTTATATGAATGCAAGTTAAAACATTCTATGGCTCATGAGCACCGCATTATCATACAATGTCGTCGTAATAATCTTCTTCTTCGCTATCTTCTTCGCTCTCGTCTTCAATGCGCTGTAGATAACGCTCATACGCTTCGTCTTCCTGCATGACAATTGCAAACTCATCCAGATCACCTTCCTGGGCATAATAACACTGCGACTCCTCCAACCGCTTATTGAAACTATGCTTAAATACCTGTTTCATGTGTTCAGATTCTTCTGTATCTTCAATCTCCTGCATGCGATTCCATTCGTCTGGGGTGAAGGTAGATTCCCATGAGTTGTGCCATGCCTCTTCATCGCGGCTGTATTGAATATTTGACTGAACATATTGAGTTGAAGCGCCTTTGTTTATTATTTTGTTGTTTTTACTGCGCATGATTACAGGTCCTTGCCACTGTCCATTTTTCCATAACTTTGGATTATTGGTGTCGTACTTGGATGGCGTTTTCTCTGCCTTCGTGCGGTTCAACAAAATGGACTTCCATATAGTCGACTCGGGCTTCGCCGGTGCGTTATGTACCGGCGCCACGAGGAAGGAAGGAAGATAGTTGGTCTTTTCTTCTACTTTTCTTCGGCAGCGCTCTTCGCGCGGTTCATCGTTGTTGGTATTGCTCTTACAAAAGTTTTCAAATCTCTCTTCGCGGCGTCGCCTCGAAACTTTATTGTTACGTTGCCACATACTATATGTTATTGCAATAACTGGGTCCTATTTTCAATTTTGCGGATTTTTTTAGGACTATATAATAACCATGTCATTCACACGATTTTACGATGACGAGAGCCGAATAAGAAAACAACTTGCAGAATCCACGTTTTTAGGAAGATACATGCTTGACGCACCCGGACCAGGGAAGACTCCATTTGCCGAGGACTGCTATCTTCGTCTCCAGCGGTTTGGTGCCAATGTGCGAAGCAATGGCGCGGACGTCGAGAGCGATATGCGCGGTCTCACCCGAAAGTGCAACCGCGATCACATCGAATTTAACAATTACAAGAGCGCCGCCGTCCAGTCCAAGGCCGTCAATTACACGACCGCAAAGCCATTCGTAGAGGAATCGCGATACTCCCACCCGGCATGGGAGCCTTTAGAGTACGACAACGCCCGTACCCATTCAGTAAAACCTTTTGGAGATCGCCAAGAACGCATCGAACGGCCGTTCGGACACTCTGCGTCTTCGCGCATGCAAGAAAAGGACAACTATGACGCAGGCATTAAACGTGTTGCGCCTGAAATGCAGAAATCCTGCATGGTGTATGACAACCGTGCATGCCAGTTCATCAATGCTTAGAATACATGTTACATAATGTGCACTATATTATATAGTACACATGTCACCAACATTATCGATAGAGAACCCATTTGCCGCAGGCGCGACCGCAGGATCCATGTTTATCAACGCCGCGAGCCTCCACACGATTGGGACACATGGATGGTCAGACAAGTTCAAAACATACATGGAACGGGGAATGGAAATTGCAAAGGAACTCGAAACGCAGTGTGACAAGTTCGTCAAGATGTTTCGCAATGACGACGGGCGCGGAAAAGTGGTCATCCTGTCGGGATATCCGGGATCCGGCAAAACAGTCATTGCCGACGCTCTTGCTGGCCTGGCGCGACCATTTAAACAACTCAACATGGGCGCATCCACGTTAACCAGTCACGATGTTATGCTCAACCGCCTGACATTTGAAGGCGGCTGTAAACGCCCCCCGCGCGCTGTGATCAACGGAGTGTTCCTGAATAAGGATACGATTGACTCCCTCATTGCTTCATTGAAGCGAGACGATACTGACATTCACGTAATCCAGTTTGACGTCCCCATGGAATATGCCTACTTCAATAACGTAAAACGGTTTGAGGCGAATAGCGCCGCTGCGCTTATTCCAGTCCGCGTATACGAAGCCATGGAAGCCATGCGCGAACTGCTTCCACTTGACAACGCCAACGTGCATACAGTTCGCTATAACCCAAATATTATGTAACCGTTTTATATACCAGTAAAAACATGGAAGCAGTTGTCCCGCTATTCGCTTTAGGATCACTGTTCGTCGTCAATAAAAAACAACGGGAAAAGAAGAATGCAAAGGAAGGATTTAATGACAGCAAGCTCCCCAATGCCCATGTGCCTGATCGTAACTACCCGCCAGAAGGCCCTGCCGTGTCTGCAGAAACCGACCGCAGTTCGCAATTGTCCACAGTGAACCGGTACAACAATGCTGCAGGGGCGTATACGGACAAATATTTCACCGCCCAGCCATCGGGTTCCACAGAGACGTATACATCTCTCTCTGGCGAAAAGGTTGGTGGTGACTATTTTCAGCACAACAACATGGTACCTTTTTTCGGCAGCAATCTTCGCTCGATGATGCGTGATGACACCGCCAACGAGGCCGTTTTAGATAACTACACTGGTGCCGGATCACAGGATATCGACAAGCAGGAGCAAGCGCCTCTGTTTGCGCCCGAAGATAACTATCAGTGGGCTCATGGTGCGCCCAATGAGAACGATTTCTATCAGTCGCGTGTCAATGCCAGCATGCGCAAGGCCAATGTGCTTCCCTTCAAACAGGAACAGGTTGGACCCGGATTAGGACTGGGATACGGAACGGAGGGAGGTGATGGTTTTAATGCTGGTATGATGCAGCGCGAAAACTGGCAGCCCAAGACCGTGGACGAACTCCGTGTAGCAAGCAACCCCAAGGCTGGCGGCATCAGCGCAATCGGTCGAGAAGGTCCTGCAGTTGCTCATGTCAAGAACATTGGTCGCGAGGGAAAATTCGAGAAGAACCGCCCGGACCGCCACTATGAAAATACCGAGGACCGATGGTTTACCACCACGGGCCGCGAGAAAGGCGTCACTTCACGAGCGGAGCAGGTTGAACGATTTACCAACCGTCAGGAAACCGTGCGCGATTATGAAGGCGCTGCCGCTTACCACACCGGTGGTGAGTATATCCCTGGTCAATACCGCGAGTCACACAATGTCGAACTGGGTGCTGTGCCCCTGGGTCACGCCCATGCAAACAGAAAAACGGAGGTGAGCGACCGCGACCATGGCCATGGGTCTGCTCGCGCTTACGCCAATAACCGCTCTGTCGGAAATGATGAAACCTATTTTGGCGCCATCCGTCACTCCGTGAGCGCTGCCATTGCGCCCGTAATGGACGTTATTCGCCCAAGTCGCAAGGAAAACACCATTGGTACGCTGCGACCTTACCAGAACGCAGGTGCGCGTGTATCTGAGACCTATGTGTACGACCCTAAGAACAAGGCACAGACCACTCATCGCGAGACCACGGAAAAGTCCAAGGGGCACATGAACGTCAATCGCAACCAGCGTGGCGGAGGATACGAAGTCGCCCGACATCAGCAGGCAGCCACGTCTCGCGCAGTCACTGGCGACTACTATTATGCAGGTACCGCAGGAAGTGCGCGTGGAAAAGAAATGACCTCTTATGAGTCGGTTGTGAAGAACCAACGCAACAACGACATCAAGAGCTCGACCATCAAGGGACGCATGGTGCCAGGTAACATGAAGATGCTGAACCATGAAGTGAATCTCAATGTCACCACCAACCGCAATGATATGCTACGCAATGACCGTCCTCAGATGGCATCCATGCCCACGCAGGTTCCGTCGGCCTCTCACATGGGCGCGTCCTCTACCGCCAATAACGAAGTGTTCTCGAACATCCAGATGGAACGAACCGACGCAAACATCCTGGATGCACTCAAAAGCAATCCTTATGTAGTGGACTTTAGAAAGTACAATTAGATGCCATCCATCTCATAGAGAACCATTCATTTGTTGCAATGCAACATATGAACCTAACAGTAGCTCGGATCACTGCTTCCCATCGATACATTCAAGTAATACAGGTGGTCTGAAGTGCTGGTACAGTGTACGGGCGCACATGAATTAGAACATGTGGTATCTTCTTCGAAAGAATCGTTGCAGACCTTGTATGCATCGTTCGTTTCATCATACCATATCTCATTGGAAATGTGCAAGTATCCCAACATTTCTTCTGGCACATGCGGCACAATATCATAATAGTGAGTCACCCGATAACTGTTTATCGAAAACGATTTCATTGTTTTCGCAAAGTTGTCGTTTCCCACCCGCGGAGAACCGAACGTAATAAGATATTGAATATCATATTGGCTTGAAACGAGAATATCATAAGCCATGAGGGTTGCCATTGCTGCGCCCAGACTATGTCCCGTCACCAACACCCGGTGGGTATTGTACTTTGTTGCCATCGTTGCCAAATTGGCGAACACGGAATCTTTGATATACTGATACGCCTTGTAGAACCCCTTGTCTACTGTGATGCTGCTGTCGTTATAGGGCGCAATGCGCCACGCTTGAATATTTTCAATCCAGTTGTGCGTGTTTGCCGACCCGCGAAACGCCGTAAACAACGAATGGGTACTGCTATCATACCCTTGTACTGCTTTTGAGTCATCTTTGTTAACCACGTATTCCAATTTTGCGGTCGGTTTGCACGTCAGACAGTCCCATGAGTCCGTTACGCAATAGGAAGCTTGGCATAAATCTACACACGTTTGTGCAACCTCCCAATTATATGCACGACAAATCTGTATTCCCAACCATAAAAGTAACCACATATACTACTCCGCTAAAAAGCCATGTCAGAATTACCGATTTGTTGGTACTGGCCGAAAAATATGTGCTTCCTCATAAATTACATGGGCAATGATGAGCGCCTTTGTCACCCAATCCATATATGGATCTTCGATGGGTGCATATGATAACGCTACAAGAACTCCGGCGAGCCCTGACACCATCAATGCAGTAAGACACTTGGAATCCTTGATATGCATGTAATTTATGCGGTAATGGTTGGGAACATGGATAAAAATCATATAATACATGAAGGCGTCCCATGATATTATGGTACTTGTTGCAATTAGTGCACTGCTTAGTGTGAGTTGTATTGCAGTTCTTTGAGAACCGACGGTACCGAAACCGGGCATATCGTTGCGAAAGTGAATGGCCGAGCTTACAAGAAACAGCCCGGTTATAATAGAGTCCTGGTGAAAGTGATGACAAGCAAACGCTCCCACGACGGCACCCATATTGATGCGGTACAATTCTTCGACCAGCTGATACTTTCGTGCATGAATCAAGTCTGTCATGCCATGCGGGGCAACAACAACAGCCGGTGCATATTTCATAATAACCTGATGTATGGAAGAAAAAGGGATAATCATGTACGTACTACGCGTCAACGTTTATATGATTGCCACGTCGCCCCCCAGAAGCCGACACATATTGTCTGCCTCAATGTTAGTTGCCTGCTTATGAAAGAGCTTCCGGTAGATGGAGTCGTCCCGAAACCGCGCCGAATACGTATGTTGGATATGTCCGCGCCCGATACGCCCAAGTGACTGTATCGTCTTTTGCTGCGTCATCTCCGTCAGATCTTTGCCAATAACGCCATGACAGAACTGGTAATTGGTTCCATAAATATAATCGCTCGACGCCACAATGATAAACAACCGCTGGTCGTTTGCGAGTCGCTTCATGATCTCGTCATAATGTTTGTTGCTGTTTTCGCGAGGACGCAAGACGCCAATTCCCAAGAGAAGCAGAATCTTCATCATATTGTCCACACCAAGCGACATGATTTCGGCCGCACTTTCTTCATCAATGCGGGGCGAGAATGCCTGCTCATGATACTCTTCCAGACCAACCCATACGTTCTGATGCGCCCGGGTATTCGGTATATACCGATCGTCCAATGTCACTGCCATCACCTGGCGTCTGAGTCGAATAATTTCTGCCATGTTACGTTTACCGTCATTACTCAGACGACTCTTGCCAATATTCTTTCCCTTTCCCTTACCATCGGGGTCATCTGTCTTCTCGAACTCTTGCTCGATCAAGTGCTCGACGTTGGTAATCTTTTTGTAGAGACTGTTGTTCGTTTCAATGGCCTTGGTCAGGTCGTCGAGTACCGATGCCGGGATGCGCGACTGCTGCAGATAGAAGTTTGCCATCTTCATTGTGTCCTCGCATAGATAGATGGTAGGGCCATCTGTGAGCGTATGTGCGTCCGTTGTCGTGAACAACACACCACTGTCACTCGCATCGGGAAATTTTGCAGCATCACGCGAAACCGCCGTTTCGCGGGCTTTTTTCCACTGCTCTTCCGTGAGTTCCGCGAGGGTATTCAGATATGCCATTTTTATCGAATCCATTGTGATTTCCTCAATATTTGTGAAGTAGTGCTCAATTGGCACCATGCCGTCCTTGTGCACCTGATTGAGGAAGTCTGCGACGCCGCCCAGATCAAAATACCGTAAGAGGGTAGAATGTTCGATGCAATATTGAACCACCTCACGCATATCCTCATAGGACTCACATAGGTTGTGAATAAGAACGCATTTCCCGTCACGGCTTATAAGAGGTATGGACTTGGTATAGTCATTGCTCCGCACATCATGCAGTGACGTCCCGGGAAATTTCGCAACAAAGCGATCCTTGACCACATGGATCTCATTGTCATCCGGAAGGGTGGCACAAGAGAGGATCATATTGGGTATCTTGTTTTCGTTCCAGTTACGCGATATCACCTCATGCAGCGGATGCTCTTCACGTTCGAGCGTAATGGTGGGCTCGTCCCAAAACACAATGAGTCCCTCTGCTGGCCCAAACCGCAGCATGTATTCCATGCTTATCAAATACGATTTCACGTCGCATATAAGGATCTCCACGTTGTCGCCCACACTATTGTCCACGCGGTATATGCCACCGCTCTTCCAGTTACGCTCGTAGTCCTTGGCCGCGAAATAGTGGAGTCGAATGTCTTCGTCGGTCTTGCATCCAAAGGCAAACGCTACCTTACGCCCCACCGAAATCGCCGAGCGAGCCAGCGACATGCCGATGTGCCGAGCCACACAGACAAATATAATGCGGTAGCCATTGGCCAGTCCAATGGGTGTAAGTGTCTTCCCCGTACCCGTAGGGGCGCAGTATGTTACAAACGACCCTTTTGTAACATCCTTCTCGGAAAACACACGATAGATGTCCTGTTGATGCACATAGAGCTGTTGATCGCGATACTTGGAGACATACTCATTCTGCTCAATGAATCGCGCGGCATTGCGAATCATATGCTTGGGCTTGACCGAGTCATAGTACTTGGTAATGACGGCATTTGCGTACGAAAGAACGCCTGTATTGATACCATCAATCGACACACGCAGTACATGAACAAGCGAGTAGAGGTATGACACGTAGCAGTCGCGTTTCTTTTTGTGGTTTTTGGCAATGTGGTAGCAGAGATCAATAAGGGTGAATTCGAAAATGCGATCTTTGTTTGCATCAATGTTCTTGTCCAAGTTGTTGAGGCGCGCAAGATCCACACTGTTCAGTTTCTTAAGGGCGGCGGTAGGAAGGGTATAGGTTACATCAGGGCAGTACTTGCGCACAGTAGTTTGAATGCGCTCATGGAAATGTTTTTGATAGAGGTGTTGATGGTAGCTCTCGCCATCCATCTTCAGGAAGCACAACAGCGACTTATGGTCGTTGTGGCGCGCGGTAGGGTCCGCGTAACCGCGATTGAGCATGTCAAGCACATTCTTCTCACGTTCGTTGACGGGAACCTCCAGGCTCTCCCACTCTTGCTTGGTAATCTTCGATTGCGAAAGGTCCATAATAATTTGTATATACTCTTCACCATGTCTGTCTTCAAATCAATTTTCGTTCGGAACACACATAAATACTTGGGGCCAGGCATATCATGCTCCCCTTCCTGTTTCCGGCCAAGGCAACACAGGTAGGGTACCCCGACGTGCAAACGGCGGCCAAACGCGACTGCGTAATCATGATCAATACCCTTCCTGAAGGGGAGCAGACCTGCATCATTTCCGGAACCGTGCGGTCCTCGGATGAACCTGACATCATCAATCGACTGCTCTCGCGGATGGAGTACTCTTCCAAGAACATCATTGTATACGGCCGCAATACATGCGATACATCGGCACAGCAAAAGGCCGAACAGCTCATTAAATTGGGCTTTCGTAAGGTACACGTGTACGCAGGAGGGATATTTGAATGGCTCTTGCTACAGGACGTGTTTGGCGAAGAATGGTTCCCCACCACAGGAAACGCAAAAGACATTCTGAAGTACAAACCACAGGCCTCACTATAGAACAGTGGTCGTTTGACTTGCACAAAAATTGATTAAGTGCATAAAAGATGTCGATTTTATAATCACCATCTTTAGTAATGTTCCCCCAAATCGTTTCGATCGAAGGCAATATTGGCGCCGGTAAGTCCACCATCCTTAACTACCTGCGTGAACTCTTTGGGGAATCAAAGAAGGTATGCTTTGTAGACGAGCCCGTTGATATGTGGACGGAAATTCGCGACGAGGAGGGCGATGTGTTGTCCAAATTCTATGCCAATCCCGCCAAATATGCCTTTGCATTCCAGGTCATGGCATTTGCTACACGCGTGCAAAAACTGCGGGCAGCTATGCGCGAGAATCCCGATGCCACGGTATTTGTATGCGAGCGTTCGCTCGAAGCAGACTACAACATCTTTGCCAAAATGCTCAGCGATGACGGGAAAATAGAGTCCATTGAGTATCAGATATACCAGCAATTCTACGATGCATACACATCCGAGTTTATGCACGCAGGAATCATCTATATGCAGGCGCCACCAGATACCTGTCTGGAGCGCGTCAAAATTCGCGCTCGCGCGGGCGAAGACAACATCGAGCTTGCCTATCTTCAACGCTGTCATAATTACCATATTGACTGGCTTGGTACCGATTCGTGTGACCGAAACATGCTGCGCATTGACAACAGTGCAGACAATCTGAACATTATTGAATGCTGCGGTGAGGCGATTAAGGATTTCGTCAACAAACTTGTATAACTTTATGAGAACTTGACCGTGATTGTCACGTCCTCTTTTTTCACACATTTACATGCGGACACTGACAGCTCCTCTCGTCGCTTGCGGGTGCGCCCTCCCTCTGTCGGTCGCTTTCGCCTCGACCCCGAACGCTCGTTCATGTCCGCCTCGATCTCGTCGATGTGTTCCAACATGTACTCAATAATATGGTTTTCAAACGCCCATCGGAAGAAGATCATCTGACCGACAGTGGTCTCCATGTCGGTCTCGTCATTGTAGGGAATCAGCATGCGCTCCCATCGCGCAAACGGGTCGCACCGCTTTTTTGAGTAGCCCTTCAGGAGCAGTTTATACTCCAGGTTCACACGAAACCGACGCCCGTTAACCATGTACACCACATGATGCTTTTTGGAGTAGTTGGTGGTAAACCAGTCAATCGCGCGGATTGACACCCTGCATTTGCCCGAAATGATGTTCATTAATCGATGAACATTGTTCCAATCCTTGAAATATTCGAGCAAGCTCTCTACGAGCAGCTGGTTCTGGGTTGTTGTATAACGTATCATTGCATTGATGATCGTAAATCGTTTATATGGGTTGCGGTTCGAGTTATTGGTAACGGATAGAAAATTGATTCAATATGTCCGTTAATTGTAACGTACAAATGTCTGACACTGATATGAGGCAGGACGAACATACTGACGTTACCGAAGACACACGGATCGAATTTGATAAGGCCGCATGGCTCGCGGAGACAGAGGAATTCGGGTTGCGCCCATGTAGGAATCATATCCGCGGCTGCCGAACCCGTCTGGACAGCAACTACAAGAAGGTCAAATGTGATCAGTGCCTCGAAAAAGACAGAGAGCGCGATCGCGCACGCAGGAAAAAAGCAAAAGAAGAGGGGGTTGCTCAAGAGGACGGCAAACGAAAATGCACCACATGTTGTCAAATATACGACGAAACGATGTTTCAGGGCGAACGCGGCATCACCAAAACGTGCAAAAAATGCCGTGATAGCAATAAACTTCAAGACAGCAAACGTGACCAAGACCGGCGCAGAGAGCTTGCGCGAGCTGCATCGAAAAAGTCCGAGAACATCGCCACTAAGAAGGCATGGGTTGACAACAATCGAGAAAAACGAAACATAATTGACATGAACTACCGAGCGCGTCAAAATGCGGAAAACCGCGAGGCATATCTTAAACGCAATGCCGAAACCATGGCAAAATGGAGAGAGAAAAATCCTGAAAGATCGGCCGAATTATTGGAAAATCAAAAAAATACTACAAATAGAAAACGTTTCATTTATACACGAAGCGCTCGCGAAAAAGGTCTTGCGTTTGAACTTGATGACGATGAGTTTGAGCAGCTACTATCGGGTGGCTGTCATTATTGCGACAACCGAATGAACATAGGAATTGATCGTATTGACTCCGAACGCCACTATACCAGCGATAATTGTGTAAGTTGTTGCAAAATATGCAACTATATGAAATCTAATTTGCCCGTGTCGCATTTCATTGGTATTGCTCATCATATCCTCGCATTCCAAGGAATTATCAACGGTCCGCTATACCCACAGTTATTCAGGGATTTTCAAGGAGCATCATACCGCGATTATGAAAGGCGCGCAAGGAAAAAAGAATTATCCTTTGAGATCTCCCTTGATGAATGGTCTGATCTCATCGCACAATCATGTACAATTTGTGGAAAGGATCCGTCTGATACACATACAAATGGGATAGATAGGATTGATAACAGCATTGGTTATGAAGAGTCTAATATACAAATTTGCTGTGGGACGTGTAACTACCTCAAACGAGATCTTGCGATGGGCGATTTTGTCAACCAATTATTGTGTATATTCACCAAGTATCCCGACCCACAAGAAGAGAAGGATATTACAATAGGTGTCCACCTCAAACGGAATCCTCATAAGCCTGATCAAGAAAGCATACAGAAAATACGTAACGATATCAAAGAAAAACGCGAAGAACAAATCCGGGAAAATTACAAGCCAGAAAATATATTGGAGCGAGCGCAACAAAACGCAGAAAAACGTCGAATGACAAGATAAAAATGAGTAACGATATTTTGCTACTCATTTTTTAAATTTCAGATTTGGCATAAATGCCTATTTAGTTAGTGATTGGGATGGATGGAGTTGCATATAGTTTCTCTAATTAGAGTACGCTACGCCAGCCATGCCGCTCATCACGCGCAGCACGTTGTAGTTAACAGCGTACACACGGACCTTGGCAGTGGAGGTACCACCGACGGCGTTCGAGCTAAGCACAAGCTGAAGCACGGCGTTGTCGATGCGGGAGAAGTTGCAGGTTCCCGAGGGCTGGTGCTCCTCAGGGCGCAGGGCGAAGGAGTACACGTTGAT